ATTTCGACTCGCTTTCCGACAAGACCGGCCGTGATCGTCAATCCATCGCTTCTGTCTCTTTCGATGAAAAAGCCAATACGCCTCTCCTCGAGCAGTTTGAGGATTTCGAACAAAATCGACGTCATCTTGAAACAACCTTAGCGTTATTTACGGTATATTCCGCGGCTGAGAAGCTTGCAGGCGGTCCTTGCTGCAGCGTCTCCCTCCTTCGCCGCCGCCTGCACTTGACGCAGCGTACAGTCAAGGAACTGCCCGGGAAATACGCGCAATATGCTGGCTTTGCAATTTGCCGCGATGAACGCGGAGCAGGTCTGGTCGAGGTCGGCTTGAGCCAGCTCGAAAGGTGGACTGGGATTGGCCGCGGTGGATGCGCCCTCCCAATCTCCGCTCGTCCATTGCCCTCCATCGGAGTTGCGGGCTGGAACCCGGGGTTGGTCAGGGTTGTATTTATCGAGCGCTTCCGGCAAGGGCGCCGGCCCGAGCCCGAGCGCCCTGACGATGATTGACGGATCGACGCCCGACTGGATCAGAGCGTCGGCGACGAACAAGCGCCTGGCGTCCGTCCTGGGATTGGCGAGCGTCGCGTGGCCACTCAGCGCGAGAAGGGTCAGCGCGAGTGGCTTGTCGCACTCACGCCATTTTGCCATTGCACGAAACACGTGGCGCAGCGGCGGAGCTGCAATCGGTCGTCCGTGGGCCGCGGCGAGCAGGGCCGCGAGCCGCGCCTCGTCGGGCGCGGCGGCAATCTTCGCCAAGCGCGTCTGTGCGCCAAGGACAAGGAAGTCTCCCGCGAAGGTCATCTCCGCTGCGATTGGCCGCCTCGACGCGGCTTCCCACGCCTTGTTCAGCTCGTCCACTCGCATTGCCGTCTCGCTCCTCACGGCGCCAGCAACCGCACGCTGACCACCGCCAGCCCGTCGCCGTCGAGGTCGCCGGGATCGCGCACCGGGACGCCAACAATCTTGCAGTCGTAAACGGCGCCGCCGAGCGTCTGGCGGCCGAGGGCTGAGTCGACCGCGGAGGGGGTGAGAGCGGCGTCGACCGCGTCGAGCGCGGCGTTGAGGGCGATCGCGCCGGGCGTGGTTGGATCGCGGGAGTCGAAGTAGAGGAAGAGCTTGGCTTCGAACGTGCGCTTCGGGATGGCAGGCGAAGACCACTGATAGGTCTCGGGCCCGCTCTCGAGCTGGACGAACGCTGGCCTCAGCGCGGCCGGCACTTCGCTCCACATCTTCATGCGCCGCGAGGCCAGTCCCCAAGGGTAGGCGGCCGAGACTGCGGCGAACAGGGCGGAGAAGGCGGCTTCGCGGCTCATGCGCGCTCCAGACTTTCGACCGCGGCGTCGGCGAGCGCCGCGACGATCTCGTCGCTCATCTCGTCGAGCGTCGAACGCAGATAGGACCGCTCGGGGATGACCGAGCCCGGATGCTCGACCTTTCGAGCGAAGTGCAGCGCGCCGCCGGCGACGAAGGCGAGAGCCTGCGCTTTAACGGGAAGAATCTCGTGCGCCGAGGTCTTGCCGCCATATTCCTGGATGGCGGCGTACTTGACGTCGCCGTTCGAGCTGACCGTCGCGCAAACTCCGTTTGCATCAAGCGACACGTCCGCGACAATCGAAGACCGCAACGCGCCGGAGCGGACGTTGAGCACACCGCCCGAGAGCTTGTCGGTCCTAACGCGGTCGGCGAGCGCGCCCGCGAGCTCGGCTGTTTTCGCAGCAAGCGCCCCGCCGATCGCCGCGGGGCAGGAGTCGAGCCAAGCACTCGCCGCGTTGAGGCCGTCGAACTCGATGGCGAACATCAGACCGCGACTCGCTTGTACGGCTGCAGCATGGCGAGGATCGGCGCGGAAATCGCGCTCGCATCGTAGGAAATTGTCTCCATCCCGCCGACAGACTTCGATTTGAGGCCGACGCGCTCGGCAGCTCGGAAGCGCTCCGCCGCGAGCTCGGTCGCAGCTTGTGCGACGTCCTGGGGGACATAACCGTAGGCGATTGTGACGGAGGCGCCAGCGTCGGCGGCGGAGAAGCCGTAAACGCCGTTCGTCACCGTGTACTGCCCTGCGCCTGGAGCCAGGGACACCGGGCTCATCGAGATGCCGGTCGTGGCGTAGGCGACGCCGAGATCGCCCGCCCAAGGCCCGTAGGGTGCCAAGGCGACAATCTGGTATGGGACAGTGGACGGAACCACTTGTGTTTCGCCTTGGACGGCGTAGCCCGCGCGATAAGAGACGACCAGGCGCTGGCGTCCGGGGCGATAGAACGCCCCGAAGAGATCAATCGCCTGGGGCCGGCCTGGCGGGGCCGCATCGGCGGGATGCAGCGCATAGCCTGGCGAACCGTCGAGGTCCGGATTCAGATCCGGCGGGATGGCGACTCCGCGCCACAGCATGGAGCACACCTGCATCACCGGCCACTGGCGCAAGTAGACGCGGCGCGTTTCCAGATCGAGCGTCTCGATATAGGATTGCGGCAAAAGGCCTGTACGGCCAAGCGCCGCATAGATCGCCCGGCTCGCGGCGGTGACGAGCGCGGCGAGCGATGCGTCGTTCGCGCCTGCTGCGGACGGCAGCCCGAGCCAGGCCTTCACGGCGGAGAGGGTGGTGAGGTCGTAAGGCGACATGGAACGCTCGGGTTTGGGAGAAAGAATCGCCGCGCGCCGCCTCTCCTCCGCCGAGAGGGACGACGTTTCACGCGAGAAAGAGAGCGGGGGCCCGGCGCGCAGGCGCGGGAGAGCGGGCGCGCCGGCGCCGAGCCCCACACTCTCAACCCCTCTCCGGCAATCGCCCGGAAGCAGACGGACGGGCGGAAGGGAAGAGGGGGAGCGCCGTTACCCGTTGCCGATGTTGGTGAGGATGCCGATGCCGAAGGGGGCGTAGACGGCCAGCGTTTCTTCCGCATAGACGCCGAACTCACGGCGGCGTGTACGAAGCGGCCAGTCGACACGGTAATAGTCGCGCCGGGTCAGCACCTCGGCGACGTTCGGCGTCTGGTTCGACTGGTACCAGACCGGCAGTCGCTCGCAGAGCGCCAGGATGGTGCCCGGGGGCAGATCGGGATGGACCTTGACGGGAATATCAAAGCCGCCATCGACGCTGAACGGATTATAGTACCAGCGCACCGCGCCCGAGGCCGTCACGCCGTAAGGCCTGCCGCCGTTGTCGCCGTCGGCTGTGACGTTGTAGCGGACTAGCGGCCCGGAAGCGTTCGTCAGACACTTGTTGGTGATATTCTTCTGCTCCTGCGCGTTGACGTAGAGCACGGTCGGCGACAGCCGATAATTGTTCCACATCGCGACCAGCATGTTGTCGATCTCGCACACCGAGCCACGACCCGACGAGGTGAGGAACGAGCCCGTCCCCGCCGTCCCAGAGGGGAGCGCCTGAACATAGGCGCCGTTGACCGGATTGAAGCCGACGGTCAGAAGGCCGTCGAAAGCGAGCGTCGCATTGCGCGAATTGTCGCCCGTGATCAGCGTCGCGGCCTGTTGTCCGGTGGACAGGGGTACGGCAAAGGTTGCGCTGTTGATCGGGGTGATCGTCTGAAGCGTCTCGGCGCCGACCGCGCCGACGTACCAGGCGTACGCAACGGCACCGGCGATGACGGGCACGGTCGCGCTCAGCGTCTGGCCCAGCGCCACCGCCTGGGTCGCGTTGGAGCTCTTGTTTGAGGAGCCGCCGTTCAACGTGTAGGTGTTGCCGTCGTTGCCGGTGATGGTCTTCGACGTCGCCACGCCGCCGGCGGCGGTCGAGTTCTTATAGCCCTCGAAACTCAACCCGACCACGATCACTGAGTAGGTCCCGGCAGGCAAGGAGGCGCCCGTGCCCGAGGCCGTCAAAGTGGGAGCGGCCGGCGTTCCGAGCGCCAGCGAGGCGTTGCCGCCTAGCAGCGCGGTTTCCTCCTTGCGCATGGTCTTCTGCAACAGGCGCAATGTCGCTGTGGCGTTGAGGTCGTCGAAGCCTTCCGACGCGGCCTCAGCCTCGAAGGTCACCGTGTCCTCCTCCCCGAGCGTCAGATAAGGCGCGACTTGCGCCTGCGAGGCGTAGGACATACTGGCGGTGCGTTGGCCTTCCGGCACCCAGCCCATCGCGTCGTAGCCGGAACCAATGATTGAAGTGATCGTGCGCCATCGGGCGGCGTCGCCCGGGTTAATTCGCGCCACGCGGGGCAGCGCATTCCGGAGCGGCGTGACGATGGGATAGAGGTTTTTGGCCGGCGCCTGGAGGTCATAAGCGGACAGGCCAGTGGCCAGGCTTACGTTCTTGGCGAGCGCGTTGTCCGACAGCGCCTCCTTGGTGAGGCGTAGGGTTTCTTCGGTCGTTTGCAACAGACTCATGGAGCTCATTCCTTAGCGGTTGATGGCGTCGGGGTCAGAAGTCGGCGTTGGCGATGATCCAGCCCGAGCCGCCGCCGCCCTGGAGGAGCGTCGCCTGCCCAGCGGTCCCGGCCGAGTTGCCGTTGATCGAGATGGCGTTGGGCGTGTGCGTCGCGCCGGCCGAAATCGTGGTCGCGGTTGCGGTTCCGGCCTGGTTGGTCTTGAACGTGCCCGCCGCCGCGGTGACGGCCGGCGCTTTCAGGAGCTGAACCGGCGTCGCCATGTAGAAGATCTGGGTCGCGGCGCTCGTGTTCATGCCGGCGCCGATAACGACGCCAGCGGCCGGTTCCGAGATTGCCCAGGCGTAGCGCTGACAGACCTCGAGAACGACCTGGGCGTCGAGGCGCTCGAACGGCGAGGCCTGCGGACCGATCTCGAGTTGCACGCCATTGATGACGATCGAGTCGTCGGCGCCTGCGACGCCGGTTGGCGTAAAGGATAGGAGCACCCCGAGCTGGGTCGTATTGGAGGGCACGACGCCGGTAAACTGGTAACGCGTCATCGTCGTCGTTAGCGTTTGCTGCGCGCTGACGGCTGGCGAAGCGCCGGTCCATGTCCCGGCGACCATGCTCGCGGCGCTCTGGTTCACGCCGTTGCCTTCGATCACCTGGACACTGAGCGCGCCGCCCGAGTAGGTCGCCCCGGCGCGCGCCCAGAACGACAGCGTGACCGTCTGACCCTGGCAGCGCAGCGAGTCGAAGGTCTCGATCACTTGGCCGACGTTGATCGTCGAGAGATTGGCGTTGCCGGACTGGCGCGAGACCTTCAAGCTTTGGCTGAAGCCTTGGACTGACATGTCGGCGACCGCCGCCATCAGGACGGCGCACGATGCGCCGCCGCAGGCGAAGAAACGGTCGGCAAAATAGGTCGGCGTGGCGGCGATCGGCGTCATGATCACGCCGCCCGAGGCGA